ATGTACTATTTTATCTCTGCAAAAATTTTCAAATAGTACATTTGCATCAACAGATTTAATGACTCTGGTTTCACTATCAACTACACCAGCAAAATCATATCCTAGTTTAATAGATTCTTGTAACCCAAAAAACTTTTTAAGGTGAATGATTCCTTTATGAAAATCAATATGTGAGAATTCTTCAGGTAAAACAACATTAATATAATCTTCATTATTGAATAAAAGTCTATCAGATTCATTAGAAAATACAAACATAAGATCAGCATTTATATCATACTGCTTATATGATTTAATAAATTCTTCAATAAAATGATAATGTGGCGGATGTGTTGGAATAATTATTATACTTTTAGTCATATTCAACCCTTTAATAATTTATTTCAAATTCTTTATTATGACCTAATCTTACTATAGCTATTCTTATGCTACTACTAAATTCCATATTATACTTATCTCTTATAAAATGCAAACTTCTATGAGTACAATAAGTATCTTCGGTTTCGAGAAATTCATCAAGTTTATTAACATAAATCTTCATATTATCAGATGAACATATTGCAGACATATCATTAGCATCTGTCCAAGATACAACACCAATACCAAGAAAAATTAAGTTAGATTTAGTTTTAATTTGTTCATAATAATAATTAAAATCCATTTTGTCCAATATAAGAATATCAAATCTATGTCTAATAATTATATCATACTTTCCGAATTCTTGCTCTCTTTTCTTTACGGATTCATATGCCATAAAAAGTTTTCGTTGTTGAGATTCCTTTCCAAGCACTTCATTTTCTATATTAAAATGAACCACATTAATCTCATTAAACTTTGATTTAATTTCTTCATCTGTTAAAGTGACATTCATTTCATTTTCATTACGAATATGATAATCTGTTCTAAATACTTGATTGTAGGTTTCAACAAATACATCTATTTCATGTGATGTATCATAAACATTTTCCATAAAGTTTTGTCGGCAAAAGTCCCATGCTCTCATGTGACCTGTAATCATAATGGCAATTCTCATATTTCAATCTTATGCTCAGATAGAAAATAATCAAGATCTTCAGGTGTTCCAATACCCCACATCTTCTCGATATTCTTTATGCGGATCTTCTTTCCATCTTCGATTGCCTGATTAAAGACTGGGCAAACATAGAATTCATTGTTGACACGAATATTTTTGTCGATCATCTCTTCAGCATACTTCACATAATCTGAACCTCTCTTCCAGAAATATACACCTACAGTTGCATGATTAGAAATAGCTTTCTTTTCGGCAACTTCTGAGACGAATCCATCATCACCTAATTTAGCATAGGACCACTTAGGGTGAGACGCATTGAATGTAAGAATACCACCATCAATTGTATCGGCATTGAATGCATACATACACTCATTAGAATTCCACTCAATATACTGATCCGAATTTGCCATGACTAATGGTTGATCATTATCAATGAACTCTTTAGCAAGAAGAGTAGTACAGGCAGCACCTTCAGTTACACCATCAACCAATACAATCTTACAATTTGGTGCAATGAGATTAAGCAGGTACTTGAGATTATACTTGTCGTAATGCTCTTGCTGGCAGATGAAAATGTAATTTGCTTCAATGTTGAGATTCTCAACAACAATCTGAATCATTGGTTTACCACGAACTTCAATTAATGGCTTTGGAAATGTATATCCAGCCTGAGCAAAACGACTGCCTGCGCCTGCCATAGGAATCAAAACATTTAGTTTATTATCTCTCCATGGAAGCGATTTCTTTCCTTTACCTTCAATTGTATTCATAAGATCTTCAATCCTTTGTTGCATAAAATTAGAATTAACTTCTTGAGCATTTTCTACGGCAAGAAGATGAGCACCAGAATCAAGAGCACCCTGTCTACCAATATGACTATCTTCAATAATAATTGTATCTTTAGGTAGAACATTAAGTGCTATCATGCACTTCCAGTACATTTCTGGGTATGGTTTGGAACGTGTTACATCCTCATTTGAAACATAATAATCAACGTATTCAAGAACACCAATTGACAACAATGCTAATTTGACTGTCTCACGGATTGAGTTGGAAGCTACAGCAATCCTATATCCTCTGGATTTGATCCACAAGAACATCTCTTTAAGTAAATGTTCTTCTCCAAACTCTTTAATTAAATCGAATGTAGCTGTTTGTTTTGTTTCCCAAACAAAATCATACTTATCTACAGGAAGTCCCTTACGTTCAGTAAGCATCTTTAACTTGCGAGTCGTGGAAAGACCATCATATGTACTCAGATGCTCTTCACGCGTGATGATATACTTTGGATCTACAAAAGATAAAGCTTCATTAAGGGCGTGATAATGAAGATCTCTAGATTCTATAAGAACTCCATCCAAATCAAAAATAACTAATTTATTCATATTACCTCATTAAACTCATTAAAAAGAACAAACGGGTTATGACCATACTGATGGTCAGGAATTCGGTGTAATTCAAATGATTCTGGTGACATAATATAGCTATTTAGCCAATGTCCCTGATCATCGTCTACAAAAGTTTCAGTCAAAAGATCATTAATACTCTTGGTCATTAATGAAGACATTAAAGGCCATTTGGTTTTATGAGCTACAACTTTTGCACCAAGAATATAGACATCATTATCTCTAATTACATCTTTGATATTCTTACCATCATAAGGCTTGTAATTAAACATATGGATTTTTTCTTGGTCGAAATTATATATCCATCTTCTAGATGATGGAATATTTGCTTCAGATCTACAATATCCAAAATCAATCCATGCAACCATATCATTTGTAGTCAAAGATGACTGAATTGCAAGTTCAACAAAGTATGCTTTGAGATTAGTAATCAGAACATAATCTTCATTCCAATATTCCGGATTTAGTTTCTGAGATGGATTGATGCCGGAATAAAAGTCTTGATTGCGTTGAATAGTATCAATTTGTGATCTAAGTTCAGAAAACTCTTCATATGGATCGAAATCAATGATTTTAGTATTTGGCCGACCAGAACAAATATCCATAATAGCTTCAATAGTATCAGGATGAGTATATACAATTAATTCATTCTCAAGTTCACATAGATACTTGAATCGTTCTAGATATACACTAGCGGGTCTGTGTAGATATGATGGAAGTCCTTTATCTGGGGTCCAATTACCTCTACCAATATCATAAAATGCAGTTACAATTGAAATATCATTCATACATATCTAGCCTGAATTACAGAGTTCCATTCTGGAACACGATCATATTGATGCACAATAGTGAAAAGATCACCATTTGCGGTATAGACTTTTCCATCTTTCCAAATAGGTTCTGCTTCTAAAAGATGTGGCCTAAATTCGTCAATGTGTTTAGGATTAGCAACAGTTCCGGCTTGACATGCCCAACCATCAAGTTGTCTTGCAAAGAATGTTGTATCCTTGTATGGCTGAGTATTTATTAGCATGTTAAACACGGCTTGGTCGACAATTGGAATAGGTCTGTTAATTGAGTTCAATGCAATATTTAAAACTAGATCTTTGACATATTCAGAGGTGCCACCAAGAACACCGACATTAAAGATTTCCTCATGCTTATATAAACTGTGAATGTAATCACCATAACACTGCTGGAGGTTTTCGTTGCCCCAGGGTTCGTTCTCATAACGAATTGATTCAGATCCACACATTAACTGCTTTCGGTCTGTTAACCTTTGAGTAAGATACTCAAATGGATCTTTCTGAAAAATTACATCACGAACATCTGTAGTCACTACATACTTATACTTCTTCCAATTATCCTTGAGATAGTCAAAGATGCTAAAAAACCGCACAACGTGCGGCTGACCCTGAGCCATAGGAACCAGAATCCAACCATCAGCAGTTAAGATATCCACAGCTTCTTGCGTGGTATTTCCGACAACCATGACCTTATCTGTGGTTTCTGGATCACAAACCTCATCAATTGACTTTACCCAAGGTTTAATCATAGCATACTGATAGTTGGTATATCCACCAATAATCAAATTCTTCATAGCAACTCCATTATTATATTTTATATATCAATCCAATTAGGCGGGTCTCTACGCTTCCAAGCATGAAGATGCTTCTTACCGTGAGCATAATAGTTTCGGTAATTCAGAATTGGATCATCGCTAATTATATATTCTTTATCCATACAACTAGGCATGAGAGTCATATCCCATTCCTTAAGTTTGAATGGCGGCGCTTGAATCTCGTAACCTAGTTTCTTTATAGTAAGATGAATTTTACCGTATCTGTAAGTATACTCATCACCCAAAGCAAATAGATGATCCACCAGCCATAGATAATTTTTGACTGATGTTCGAGCCCATATGGCAGAAGGGTGGTTAATATGAGTAGCGCTGTAAAGAATATCATCTCTAGAGTCATTTAGTGTCCATACTTTCTTTTTACGAAGTTTACCTTTTTTGATAAGCTTTGTACCTTCAAACGGCATATCAATAATTTTGTCAGGAGTCTTATATGTGACTTCAGTACACACACCGTCAAGCACACGGTGTGCAGTAGACAATAGCTGAGCCGTCTCGAGGATCATTTTTACCACATGGCGATCGACCATGCTCTGAGCACACTCGACCGGAGATTCACTAAGATAGAAAATGTTCATAATACATCATAACCTTCATTAGTGGTAAAATATACTTTCTTAATGCCAAACGTGTCGATAGCCATGTTACAGCCGCTGCAAGGCTTAGCCAATCCGCGAACAAATTTCTTGTTACTATTGTCAGGGTGCTTGACTCTGAGTACGTACATGGTACATTTGGATAGGTAATCCACATCAACCACTCGAAGTGCGTTCTTGATACAGTCTACCTCGGCATGAAGGTAAAGTGCTTCCTCATGCTTTTGAAACCGCTTTGCCATGGGATGAGATTTCATTTTGTTATAGCCCACGGCTATAAGCTCATTCCGATGCACAAGAAGAGCCGCAACGCGAGACCTAGAAACAGGTTCATTCGCGATTGCGACTCGTTCAAGTATATTCCAGAATTTTTCTGGCTTCATTAGATCACCAGGCTAGAGGTCTGCTTTTGATACTGTGTGGCTACTGACTTGTCAGTCTTTAAAACAACTAGGACTGATGATAGTGGAAGTGTAATCTTGTCTGTTTCAGCGGCAGAAAAGATAAATGGGACCAGACCAAGACCCTGGGGTCCCATCATAAAAGTCATGACCTTAGAGACGGTAATGGATTCTACTGTCTGGTCGGCAAAACGAGCGATGAGCTCATCGCCACTTGTAAGCTTGAGTGTGATAACATCATTGAGTGTAAAAGTCATTAATCTTCCTTATAGTTATAATATTCAGCATATTCATCCAAGAGCTTTTGTGCTTCAGGGTGTTGAATGCACATTGTATTGATAAGTCCAACAGCAAAGCCAAGCATATATGCATTTTTACTATCAGTAATGCCATTAGTGGATGCAATGTGATTGAGAAGTTTTTCTGTAATAGGCATTATGCAGCTTCCTTTTCACCACGAGCGATCTGAATGTCGATGTCGCGGAAGGTCACACAAACTGAAGCATTTCGAGAGCAGTGTCAGCAAGAACAGCGATCGAATGCTTGGAGGGCGACTTGGGATTGAAATATTCAACATGAATCCAGTCGATAATATTACCAGCAGCATTCTTTGCCTGTACGATGCGGATCACTTCACCGCGGATAGTACCAGCAGCGCTTTCATACCGAACGCGGTCACCGACGAGAATAGTCTTAGGATAAGCCATGTCAATCTCCATTCCTTATAGTTTAGTCTACCACGGTTTTAGAAAAATGTCAACCGAAAATGACATAAGAAACTGCTAAAATAAAAATAAATGCAGCAGGTAAAAACCAGACAGGAAGACTATCAAGAAAAGCTTCAAACTTTGTCGTTTCTTCTTCTTCCATGTCAAACTTTGTCGTTTCTTCTTCCATGTCAATCTCCATTTTAGTTAGGAAGGCGGATACCCTTGGGGCTGGAGCGTTGAAGAGTCTTGAACCCCCATTCAACTCCATCATTGGCAGTCCGAGGAAGTTCCTCGTCCTTGGTCCACTTACCCCAGCACTTACCATAGCCATTATAACCATAGGTGCGAGAGAACCACTGTCCGTCCTCACGGATAGCAACTTCAACAGCGCGGCAAAAAGAGTCGATGCCGATGAAAGATTCGATTGCCTTGGACATGATATTATCTCCTCAGTTGATAATTCAGTCTAACCTACTTTTGGAAAAATGTCAATCAAAAAGATCGACAAGTAGATCGGAATTTTCAGAAGACAGAACGGTATCAAGTTCGGTTTGAAGTTCAAGGGAGAGAAGTTGAAGTTTTTCAGAAGGAGCGGAAAGTGACAGTTTTGCGAGAATGTCAGTGAAAGTGTTGAAGTTGATTTCGGTAAGATTGATCATTTAGTATCTCCTCAGTTGATAATTTAGTCTACCATAAAAGAAGAAAAATGTCAACGGCTTTATGCCGTCTCAACGATTCTTTCGTTAAAAAAGCTTGGGGTCCATCCATCGAATCCGCTTCCAAAATTTAAGGATCGGCAAAGCTCTTTAGCCTCATTTGCTGGCATACTCATTGCCACATACTGGTCGGTCCGTGTCTCGTAGATTGAAGATACGAATTCATTCTGCTTGATGATCTTGTAGTTCATTACTTGAAATCCTTAAACTTGTTACGGTCAAACTTAGATGGTTTATCACCTGACGGAGTCTTGTCCATTACAGGACCGTCATCCATAAGATCTTGTGCTGCCTTTTCTACATCGTATAGTTTCATCCTTGCTCTGTCAATACCAACCACGAAGCGTTTATAGTAACTTGGATCATTATAGCGGTTCTTCAACTGCTTCACCATGATCTGACCGAGTTGATCAAGTTCTTCTGATACGATCAATGCTGCCATGAAGTCACATGTAGCAGGTAGACCAAATGATTCTGACGTATCGGTAATCTCAACATCAGAATTACCATAACCAGATCTTGTAGTCTGGGTAGCACTAATTAGTGGAATATTAAATTCTACCGCTAGACCACGAAGTTCCTCAGCAATAGACTTGATCATAGTATATGAGTTTACATTTGACCCACCTTTAATTCTGCTTGATGTACAAAGATTCAGATAGTCAACATAGACAACATCAGGAGCAAAGTTCTTCTTGAGCTTTAATTCATTGAGTAGATGCCTAAAATTAGCAGCACCGGCAGAAGCTGTAGGATATTCTTTGACAATAAATTTACCCTTAGTCTTACCCTTGAGGCGCTCCATCATCTTCACGTATGATTCCTTGGGAAGTTCCTCAAGTTCACCCATAGTGACATTCAGCAGATTAGCATCGACACGCTTTGCAATTTCTTGTTCCGCCATTTCCAATGTGATGTAGAGGACGTTGAGTCCATTCATCAGATTGTTTGCCGCACAGTGACACATGAAGAGCGACTTACCAACACCAGTACCCGCAAGAAACACATTGAGTGTCTTACGTGGTAAACCACCCTTTGTGATCTTGTTCATATACTCAAGATCAAATGGAATTTTATGCTGTTTGGTGTGATAGTAATCATATCGAGCATCGGCATTCTCGAGGAAGTCATGCCCGATACTGGTATCAAATGAGACTGAAAGTGCGTCAGTCAATAGACCTGGAATGCTACCCTTAGAGAGGTTTGTGTTATCACCATCCAAGATCTTGATTGAGTTTACAATTGCATTATAGATTGCTTTATCTTGACAGAACTTTTCAGTCTGATTGACAAGCCAATCTACATCTTGGCGCTCAGGTTCATTTATGTCTTGAATATAAGTCTTGGCTTTGGCAAATTGCTCATCAGTAATGCCCTTAGTATTTGAGAGATCAATAATAAGCGCTTCTTTACTTGGGATCTTATTATATTCACCAACATACTTTTCAATAGT